TTGATTTTAGCTGCTTTTAGAATTCTAATTGATTTTGCACGAGTTTGTGATTATACTGAGGAAGATTTAGCTATCATGGAAGCATTAGCAGGGGATGTTGTGTATTCAGTTATAGCTTTTGATGGAAGTTTAATAGGCTTGACTGAAGGTACACATATAAGTGGTAATTCACTTACAGTTATTATTAATGGTATATGTGGTAGTCTCAATTTAAGATGCTATTTTTATGAAAATAACCCACCAGAAAATGGCAAGTTAATGAATTTTCGTAAATATATATCATTAATGACATATGGTGATGATAATATTGGTTCTGTATCTAAAGAGATTGACAACTTCACTATCAAGGGAGCGTCAAAATTTCTTAAGGAATATGGCCAAATTTATACAATGCCTGATAAAGAAAGTGAATTATTGGACTTTTTACCAGCGGAGGACTGGGAATTTCTAAAGCGGAAAAATGTATATCATCCTGAATTGGGCGTACATTTAGGCGCATTGGCAGATAAATCATGTATTAAAATGCTAATGGCGTATTTACGACCAAAGGATGCCGCTTTGACCGAAGAAATGGCATGCGCTGTAAATATAGAGACTGCTCTTAGAGAGTGGTTTAATCACGGCCGCGACATCTTCGAATTTCGTCAAAAGCAGATGATAGAGATAGCAAAGAAAGCTCATATAGATCATTTGTGTCCAGACATGTACACAACTTTTGATGAAAGAATTGATAATTGGAAAGCCAATTATCGGAACTAGGGCCAGAGTTAACCCTTAAAATAACTCAGGGAGTTTTCGTGTCTCCCTATTGGAATAAAGCAAAACACTCTAATATTTATTGGATACCATATGAATGTTGGGTATTGATAACACACCCATTTTTCTAAAGGCTTGAATATTAGGACTTATACCTATTTAGGTAGTGCTAGTCACACAAAAACGTGATCCGCCACACGGCTTGGCTTTGCCGTGTGCTTGTAGCGACCTAAGCTGGCAATCTTAATTTATTTAGTTCGCTCCTGAGTTGTAAACGTGTCAAAACACCCGAGGAGCAAGTAATAATTGACACATCAATGCACGAGAGAGATTTTCGTGCAGTGCAAGCCAACTATTGTCATGACTGTAATTTAATTATGGAATATTGTCATTGTGGCTTTGAGGCACAGTCTGGTATTGAATCTGATGTCAATATTAGAAAAGCAACTGGTATTCGAAAACAGCAAAATGTTGCTTTCGCTGATCAGATGGATCCTTATATCTATGATGTTAATGCAAGTATGGACACTACTCGATGCAATCAAGATTCTGATGAGGCAACTCTTGATAACTTTTTCAAGAGACCTATTAAAATTGATGAATTCGAGTGGGGTACTGCAACAACACTTACAAATGATATTGATCCATGGTCTTTGTATTTCGATAACCCTCGTGTCTCAAATCGTATTTCCAATTATAATCTACTGAGAGCTAGATTACATGTGAAAATAGTCATTAATGGAAATGGATTCCAATATGGCAGAGCCTTAGTATCTTATCTACCTTATGATGTGTATGATAATTTATCTTCTAACGCTGCTTTAGTTAAGGAAGATTTAGTGCAGGCTAGTCAACAACCACATGTATTTTTAGACCCCACTACTTCACAGGGTGGTGAGTTAATCTTACCATTCTTTAATGATTATAATTGTGCACACATACCCACATCACAGTGGAGTCAATTAGGTAGACTCTACTATAGAACCCTTAATGCTATGAAGCATGCTAATGGAGCTACAGATGTAGTTACCGTTAGCACCTTTGCATGGGCAGAAGATGTGAGCTTCAATGTTTTAACTACTAATGAAGCTGATACCATGACTCCCCAGATGGGTATGGAAATACAATCAGGTGATGAAACTGATGAAGCCGATGCTAAAGGTTTTATCTCAGGACCAGCATCCACAATAGAGAAGTTGTCTGGAGCTTTAATGAAACTACCGATGGTAGCACCTTATGCGACTGCTACTAATACAATGGCTAAAGCTGTTGGAACAGTCGCTAAATCTTTTGGTTATTGTCGACCAACAATGGTTGGTGCACCGGAGTATATTAAGCCAACAGCAACTAGTTCGTTTGCTATCACTAATACGCCTGATACAGCTGCCAAACTTACAATTGATGGTAAGCAAGAATTGACCATAGATCCGCGTATAGCGGGTTTGGGAGCCATGGATCCTTTAAATATAAAATCCATAGCTTCTAGAGAATCTTACTTAACCACATTTGAATGGGCAGTTGG